ACAACAGACCGGATGCGCCGGAGCCGAGCATACTTCCATACGTCGGGGAGCCTACAGACGGGACGTCGGTGAAGGGGGTCTGACGGAGTGTCTCGCCAAGACCACCGAAGAAGCCGGTAGGTTCTGTTGCACCTACAGTTGTAAGAGTTCCAGCTTCTTGAGCCGCTCCAATGCCAAAAGGAGATGCTGTTGCTTCTCCAAACACATCTGGTCCTGAAGGAGGTCCGGCAGTTACCCCACCAGACGGGGCAAATGCACCCATGGCAGAACCGAGGCCGTACGACATAAGACCGGACAATCCGCCCTGAATTAGTGAGTTACCTACGCCTTTACCCTGAAGCAGCCCAGCCCCTACTCCGCCAAGACCTGTAGCAACGGCTGTTCCGGTAAGAGCAGATGTTCCTAAAAGTCCTGCCGCAGCCGGACCAAGAAAAGCACCAGCAGCAATTGGCAAAGCAATAGCTGCAAGGTCTTTCAGCTTAAACGCCTCGGGCAGACCAGTCTCAGGATTGATCGACAGACGACCGTCCGGGGACATGGTCTCTAACATACGAACCTCCATCGGGTTCATATGGACAAGAGTAGAGTCGCCGCGTCGTCCCTGCATTGCCAGAGCATCTGCAAGGCCACCCATGGTCGGTCGGTTTTCCTGATAATATGACATACCTGATTATATCCGCTAGTGGAAGTCTACCCAACCAGTACCAGAGATATATCCCTGAAACTTGGATGTGGCCCTGTTGTACCGAATTGCCCCCTCTGGAGGCGACTGGACGGCTGCTGTGTCGTTTACCGGCAGGACTGTGTCTGACGGTGTCGAGTCTACCTCGTCGTCACGCTGTTGCAGGGTGAGCGACAACTGGCTGACATAGTCGGTGAGTATCCGGTGCAGTTCGATGATCTGCGGCTCAGTAAACTGGTTGAAGTGGGAGAACAGTTCCGGGTAGACAGTAGCCATCAGCGACCCCCATCGGGCTGTATCTGGAGACGCATCGAACCATACTTCCACGCCACCCCGGCAGTAGAGCAGTCAATCTTAATGTTGGCCTGACGACCACGGGCACGGAAGTCTACCTTCTCAGTCCCCGGCTGAATTACGAACGGACCCTTGACTGTCTCTTCAGAGGCCTGTGGGTACCGCTTTGTCTTTATGGTGAACTTTACCTGTCCCGGATCAGAGATGGATACATCAGGAATAAGTCGGCGGATCATCATCATCTGATTACCCGAATTAATTTCAAAAGAAGCTGATTCGATGAAGGAAGACAACAGGCCACCGTCTGCTGTGTATACGCCAGTCGGTTCGTTGTCGTACAGATAGCTGTCCGATCCGCCCGTGATGACGTTATCGAAGATACCGGTATCCGCCCATGTGGTAAACTTACCGGTGCCGTAGACCCAGTAATTTTCCAGCGGGTTGTAGCTGACGTACCTGTCGCATTCCAGAGAATCAGAAGACGGATACAGCCACGTAATCTCGTTAAACTCCGAGTTTACCCCGGCAAAGATTTTGTCGCGCTGATCCCAGTTGAGGTCATCAAAAATATAACGACGGACAGTGCAGTCCAATGTCTGAACGGCACCGCCCTGCCAGACAAAGAAGTTTGTGTCACCCATCCAGAACGGAATACCGTTAAATTCTGCGGCTGCGTGTGGGGCAATGAGTCCGGTGTTGTCACCGATGTGTCGGAAGCGGAAGACAAACGGACCGCCGACGTACTGCATTGTATGAGTAGCCGTGTCGGTCCAAATCATGACGGCCTGACGGCTGTGCATTCCACCGATAATCTTTGAGCCTGTCCCGATTGGGTTGGACCCGGCAGTGTTAGTAGCAGAGGCTGTCCAATCGTTGTAGTTCTCCTGACTAGACCAACGGACCAGCAGCGGATCGTAGTCACCGGCCTCGTTTGTGCAGCCCAGACTGATGGCAAACTGACTGTCCGGCGTAACTAGAATCTGATTGTTTTGTGCCGGGGAGGCAGTTACCAGAGTGGCACGAGTTTCCGCCCCGCCTGTTGCGTCCCACTCATAAATACGCCCACCGCGAGGATTTGCCAGAAAGTCTTCGCCCCAGTTGGTCATCGACCACTGACGAATTTCCACGGTAATGTTAGATGTTGTTCGCGGTGTGCCGTATGTAGACAGGCCGTACGTACCAGCCGACCAGCCAAATCCCGGCTGAGACACCGATGGACCTGCTGGGAGAAGACGATGTATTGTAACATCACCACCAGCAGATGCAGACGTTGCTGCTGCGGTTACGGAAATATCAACGGCAAACGATGCGGCATCAATAACTGATACCTCGTACGAATCACTGATTGTCGTCAGGAAAATGTTCCCACCAACGGTTGTTGTCTGCGAGGTGAAGGCGACGTAGTTACCATCTTCGACTCCGATGCCAGTTACTGAGACGACAATGCGGGTAGACCCTGCCGTGGTGTTCAGACCGTTCGTTGCCGTAACGACAGATACAATCGGGGTGATGTCGTAGTTCTCACCGCCCTCGTACAGATACAACTTCTTCTCAGTACCGAAGCCGATGAGGCGGGACGAATCAAAGTCTACCCACGTTACCGTGTCTCGGGGTGTTCCATCAAAGACACCGCCGCGCCGCTCGTATCCGCGAATGTTCTGCGGCGTACCGTCACGGAACCTGACATGATCACCGTCGTACCAGTGCCCCTTCTCGGCATATCGAGTGTTCTCCCGATTGAAGCCGGGTCGGGCAAAGTTAAGTTCGGAAAGAACACCAGCCATGGATTAGGCGAGATTCAGAACGGGGAACGCGCTGATTGCTGTAGATGTTCTGACATTATAGATCAGGGCATCGACAGCCGACGCAGCGGTGGATAGTGTAGGGGCATTACCTCCTGTAAATTTCCAGTCTGAATTGAACGACATGGTCCGAGAACCGGTTCCGTCCTGCACGACATAGATTATGCCAGATTGACCGGGCTGTAGATTAGATGGATTGGCGATGGACACGTTACCGTTCAGGATTGTCGTAAAGTTATTGCCGGTGGCAAAGTCTAGCGATACCGCCGAGGATGCTACGGCAACCGACACAGGGCTGGAGAATGCCTGTGCCCCTGTTCCGATGACCTGCGCGGTAAATGTTGTTGACGAGGAGAACGTGTAGTTTCCGGTGATTGTCTCGTCCGAAGACACGTTGGCGTACCGGGCATCGGCAGACGACACCGGAATCAGGTTGGCGGCTCCGGTGCCAAAGTCGAGTGTTGCTGCTGTGCCGTAGACGCCCTCAATAGCCTCGCTGACAGTAACGCCGTCGGTGATAACGATTGTTGTACCGCCCTGTGGAATCGCATGACCGGTCCCGCCGTTAATCAGAACCGTCGCATCGTACGAACCCGATGTGTTGTTCTTGACGATGTAGCTTTTGGTAATACTCGACGGGAGATAGACTCCGGTATTGCCGGTCAAAGTACCGGTCAGTTCGAGCATGGCCGAACGTGCCTCGTCCGTCGTACCGTCATTGGCTGTCAGGCTGACATTACCAGCAGCAAGACTGATGGTCGTATATCCTGCAATGGCAAAATCGGTGAGGTCGATTACCTCATCATTCAGGACAGTACCCCATGTCGAGTCGTTCTCGCCGGTCGCCTGTTTCGATAGTCTAATCCGCGTGGTGTACGTTGCCATTAGATTTCCTCCGGCCAGTTATGGATCGGTGCGTTTCCGGTTACCTTGCCGTCTGCGTCTGTTGGAACAACGAACATAGTCTTTAAGGCATCAAGATCAGAACACTGTGTAATCTGATCTGCAATAACATTTGCCGCCAGACGTACCTCATTCCGGTACTGCTGAATATCTGCCGGGACGTCGATGCCGGTGTCCATCTTACGAATATACACCCAGTCAGTTTTAGACAAAAACCCTGCCTGTGTTTCTTTAACTTTGGCAATCCATTCTGCTTTTAAGTCGTCTAGGTTTTTCGATGTGCTTTCGTACGTGCCGTCAGCGTTCTGCGAAAACCAGTAAAACCGTGTATCAGGCTTTGTCTGCGGATTAACCCAGACTAGACCATGAGCAATTTTCTCTTCTTCTGACCAAAGGTGCCAGTTAGCTGGATGCTGAACGCCGTTGTCGCCCGTCCATCCCCGGCCCTCACGGATTCCTTTTCCGTTATACGTCCACATTTTTTTTCTCCTATCGTGCCGGAACGGGGGCAACACCATTGCCACCGAAGGGGTTTTCTGCGAAAGCCATAAAGATGTAGCTGCCGCCAGATGCGTTTACATTTGAATCAGAAGACCTGCATTTTATCCCGTTTGATACGAGATCAATATAATTTGTCGTTGATTCTTCTGATAAGCTGTTTGCCTCAATTCGTTTGTTATCTACGTTATATCCAAGACGTTTATTATCAAATATAAACCAGTTGCTCGACGCGTCCGTCTGTTTGATCATGATAAAAGATGGACGAAAACCACACCAAGCAAACGTGCCGTCAGATGATCCGTTGCCGGTGTATGTACCAAACTTACTAAAACCTTCTAACTCGTACCAACAGTAAGCAATAAAGTCTCTGCCGCTCCCGTTTACATTGACGTCGCTGCCTAATGTAAAGGTAGTTGAATCAGCAGCAGTAACAAAACCAGATGCACTATTAGCCGCATCAGTAGAATTTAACTTCAATTTTTCGCTAAATGCTGATACTCCTGATTCCCAATTTGAAACAATCCAGTTATCTGCTTCGTTTCTAGGCTTGACGATTATAGCAGAAGGTGTAACCCCTAGACCATGTCCGACAGTGTCATTGGCATTTCCACTTCCAGAATAAGATACAATAGAAAATCCTGATGTTGTGTTCGCGGATATGGTAGACGAAATATCGCCGTCAGTGTTGCTTGACGTACTGTTGGCGGCTAACCACTGCCACGCAGCATAGTTTGATCCGGGTTTGCCAGACGTATCGACAAGACCATCAACTGTAAAACCGTCTGAATTAAACGAGGTAAGACCACCAGTTTCTTCTGCGTTTGTCGTATCAGAGGACAGGCGTGTTTTAGTTCCCCGGATGATGTCTTCAAGTTCATGAGAATCAAGACCGCTTCGTCTTTTAATCCAGACAAAATCTGGCTTAAATGTTGAGTTTTCAATCTGTGTAATATCTAGCGATGCGCCTGTGCCGGTATATAGCGTAGTTTGAAAGTACTCAGACCCATCTTTAATAGTTGGCTCTGGCAAATTTGTTGCGCGGAGTTCTTGTTCACTTCCTGTCGGCCCTGTGTCGGCCCACGCCAACTGCCCAAAATTGTACGACCCAGCCCCAAGTGTCGGGTTAAACTGACCGGACGCATCAGCATCATAAGAAACACCGACTCCATCTTTTTCGTAGTACCATTGACCGCTGCTTGGACGAATAGTTACGGTAGCATCACCAGTTGTAACAAGGTTGCCATCAGACAAAGTGCCGGTGGTTAGCGGGTCAATAGTGTTCAAGAGACAGTAGTTAGACGTAGGTGAGTCGTTCACCTGATCGTCAGAGGTCAGGCCTGATGCCGTCCAATTTCCTCCAGTTCCGCTATTGTTACCAAAATTACTTGAATTAGAAAATGTAAGATACGTGTCTCCTGCCGCTGCCGACACAGGAACCCACACGCCGCTGTTGTTTACTTCCCCAAAATTCGTGTAGGCGTTAGTTCCGGATTGAAGATGAACTTCGGCAACATAACCATCAAAGTCATCGAATAGTGTTTGATCCGTCAGATCGGTGGTGGTGACTGAGCCGTAGCTAACTCCATTTACATACAGGCCATTATCCGACACATGTATATGATACCAAGCAGATGGATCACGAAATAGGGCGGATGTTGTTGTCCCTTCGGCTTCCAGCGTATCGTCGCTGTTGAAGTGAACTTCCCCACCACTGGCCCCTAAAATTAAATTCTCACTTCCAAACTCACATCGTTTAACCCAGACACTCAGGGTCCACGGGGCAGATATTGAATAGGTTCTGGATAATTCAGGGCTGTCTGCATCGTTAAATCGCGCAGACTGGTTAATGACATAACCAGATTCTACGCCTGATGCACCAGCAAGAATGTTGTTCTCAAACACCATTTAGTTTGTCCATGTGTTTCCAGAACCAGCAGGAACTGTCGTCCATGTATCTGCTGCTCCGGTTGAAACTGTTGTCCACGTGTCTAACGCCCCGGTAGAAACTGTTGTCCACGTGTCTAATGCACCAGTAGATACCGTTGCCCAGACATCTGAGGGTCCGACAGGAACAACAATCCAGACAGGGTACTGCCCAAGTATTATATCAGCAGCTTCCCCGGTCACAACGACTGTTGCCGTACCTGCAACCGTAACAGTGCCTTCATCGATGTCGAGAGATTCGCCTGTCAGGGTAACGGCTGCTTCTATAACAACCGACAGCGTCCCTTCATCGATGTCCAGAGACTCGCCAGTCAGGACGATATTCTGAGCAATTATGACAGTAATTGCGCCTTCGTCGATGTCTAGCGACTCACCAACCAGAGCAGCAACTGCTTCCGCAACTACTGTTACCAGACCTTCGTCAAGGTCTAACGATAGTCCGGTCAGAACTACAGTTACAGACGATGACGGTTCTGTAGAAAACGGCGTTTCAGAAAGTGCCGAAAACCCAAACATTTATTCAGGCTTAGTAGGCCAGACAGGATTCGTTGGGTCTGTTGTGTTTGCTGGAAGGTTTCGCAGGGCTGTGCGATAGTTTGCTTGTGCAGTTGTCATGGCAGGTTGATCAGCTAACGCCCACCAATCTGTTTCTGACAAGCGTCGATTACGTTCCTCCCGCAACTTTACCCACGGTTCTTGTTCGGTCAGTCGTGTAATTTCAGCAGAAATTTCTTCTTCTGTCGGCTGTGTAATATCCGGCGAATCCCACCGAATAACATCGCCAGACACTACCCAATTAGCGTCAGGAGAAAGACTACGAAGAGCATCTATTATATCAGCCATATTATGCTCCTGAAATTTCTATCAGTGTAATAACACTTGTAGCGTTTCCACTAGCATCATTTCTTTGGGCTTGAAGAGTACCTGATTGGTCTATGCGTTTAAACTGTGACTTATATGTTACAGAAGAAGTAGTAGACGGAGAATCTAAATATGCCAGATAATGATTTCCCATCTGATTTTCTGCGTTTGAAATTTGATTAAATTCTGCAACCTGTGTGCTGTCTCGAACAATGTTAACCGCGCCTCCGGCACGACCAGCAACGCTTGATATGCTTTGAGAGACAAGAACTAGAACTTTGTTTGATGTAGAACTTGGTGTAATCGACGCACTCAAATTTGTGTCGGCGTACGAACTACTTGTAGTCGTTGCCTGTGTTGAAGTACTGCCTTCAACGACCTGTAAGACAAGACCGCCGCCTCCAGTACTGGCCCAGCTTAACACACCCGAGGCATTACTGGTCAGAGCCTGACCGCTAGATGTAGCATCTGCATCTGGAAGCGTCCATGTAACATTGGCTGCAACGGTCGCCGGAGATTGAAATGCTACCCAATTACTACTGTCCGCGTCAGCAAAGCGAATATCTGACTGGGCATTAAGAGTTAAATTATTGTTGACCGTAACCGTTCCGCCAACCGACACAGAAGTAACTGCAATCAACGTATTAAATGTACCGGCTGTTGCGGAGACAGTACCGCCGTCTACATTAACGGCATTCGTTGCGTTAGTTGCTGTGGCTGCGAACGTCGCAGAGGCAGCAAACGTCGCAGAGGTAGAGCGTGTCGCTGATACTGCAAAAGTTGCGTTAGTAGCTGATGTTGCAGTGATCGCTGTCGTAGCTTCTGTCGCAGACGCTGCAAAGTTTGCGTTCGTGGCCGACAGTGCAAAAGTTGCGTTAGTAGCTGACGTAGCTGTAATTGCTGTTGTTGCGTTTGTGGCCGACGCCGCAAAATCTGCCGAGGTGGCAAAAGTTGCAGAGGTAGCACGGGTTGCTGATGTGGCAAACGTAGCTGATGTTGCGTTGGTTGCAGATACAGCGGTTGTAGCATTGGTAGCAGATGCTGCAAATGTAGCAGAGGCCGCAAACGTAGCAGATGTTGACCGCGTGGCTGAAACAGCAAACGTGGCGTTAGTGGCTGACGTTGCAAAGATTGCGGTTGCTGCTTCGGTGGCAGACGTGGCAAAGGTCGCTGACGTGGCGCGAGTTGCTGACGTAGCAAACGTAGCTGACGTTGCGTTAGTTGCTGACACCGCCGTTGTCGCATTAGTGGCTGATGCAGCGAATGTCGCAGACGCCGCAAACGTGGCAGACGTAGCACGGGTTACCGACACCTCCCCGGCTGCGTCACGATAGACAGCCTTGTCAGACGGGTACGTAACAAAGACATCCTTCGTACCAGCCGAGAAGTTTACGGCTGCGTCAGAGTTAGACGATTCAAGAATAGTGTCGCGGCTAAGTGTCGTACCGGAGGCTGTATACGTTCCGAGACCAACTTCCCACTCGTCGGCAGATTGATGCACGATGGCATAGTACGTCGTATTTCCGTCACCGACTGCTGAAAACGCCTCAAACCCTGTAACCGCACCGCCAAGGGTAACCGTGCCAGTACCTGTGGTCGTAGTCTGCTCCTTGACCCTGTCTTTAAGAACCAGTGCCATGGATTAAGCCTACGAAGATTTGATGCGAATAATCGCTGTTGCAGCAGCCGCTGACGGGAATTGAATGGTAAAGTTGCCGTTCGATGAGGACTTGTCAGCCCCGAAGTCAAAGACCGCGACGGCCTTGTCAGCCTGTGTCGAGTTGTAAATCAGGGCACCACGGGCGGTAATAGTTGCCGTGGAGACAACAGCGTCAGTAATCGACACGACCGCAACCGACGAGTCTGTGGTAACGTCGATGCCGGTTAGTGTTATGCCACCGGCAGAGTAACCAGTACCGGCAGTTTCGCCGGAGGTTGTATACGCCGTCGTGCCGTCGGAGAGCGAAGCCGCCGAAGTGTATAGTGCAAGTTTAATCGTATCCGTATCAAGATCATGCTCACCAAGAAGAATCTCTTTCTTGAAGCTGATACAAATGCCTGAAGTAATAGCCATCACGGCCCTCCGGTAAGCGTATTGGCGTTGTTCGCCTGTTGATTATGCGGCTCCAGATCATCACGACGGGCACGACGGGCACGATTGCGGAGCAGTTCAATTTCTTTAGTGTAAAGTTCGGTCCACAGTTTAACAACGTCGAAGTTCTTGTTGAACAACTCAGCCTCGACCATACACGCATAGAACAGAGCGTTGGGCGTTTCTGCCGTGTAATAGTTTGTCGGATTGACCGATGTTATGGCCGTCGGTGCTTTGACAAACGCAAGTTCAATATTGAATGCAGAGACAGGTGTTGGTGCTACGATAATCGTGTTGTCGTCCCAGAGGCCGTAATACTTTGGCGTACCGGTCGAGGTACGGACAGGCCAGTAGTCTGCAATGAAGTCTACGTTGCGGTTCAGCAGGTTGATCCGAGTGCCGTTGGCTGTAATGTTTGCAGACTCGACAATCGTAAATCCGTCAGGCAGTCCGAGAAATGCGTCGGATGCGACAAGCTGTGAATACTGATGCTGGGTCAGACCTGCATCGTCGATGTCAATGGTCAGCCGTGCCTCTGCTCGTTCGATGAACTGGTCGATCTGATCGGCAAACTCTGTGCCGTCATTTTCGGTGGACTCAATAATGTTGGTCCGTAGCTGTGAATAGGTCAGTGCCATTAGTCTACTTGTCCATTATGATATGCCGGTGAACTATCGTCTGGTGTCCACGAGCCGTCAGTTGCAGATGTGTCAGCATCCGTATCTGGCCTTGGATGGTCAAGACTCGGATCATCAGTTGTGTCTACGTTCGTCATGTTCTGCGGATGGTTTACCCTATTGTACGCCCCGTCAAAACATTCTGGGCAGACCCAGACACCAACCTCTACTTCGTTACGCAATTCAATGTACTTGCACCGAAAACCGCAGCGGTCGCAAATAGCATTAGAGCGACGACCCGTTGCCATCAGAGACTACCCAGCCTCGGCCTAATAAACATAGACGTCCGCTGACGATCCTCCTCAAGAGCAAAGGCAAATGTCTCCTCGTATTGCTGTTTCAGAAAGCTGATCCGTGACGGGTCTACGCCAACACGACGGGTAGACATCTTGTACGCCAGACCGTCCACCAGAGGAGGCAAAAACCGAAACGGCAGATCGGCGGTCTGAACTGCCGATGACGTAACATCCTGAACCCGCGTCATTGCCAAAAGGTTCATCGTATAGGTCTGATCCGGCGTCGGCCAGACATACATGGTGACGCGGTCCTTGCCCCGGAGGAACGCAAACTGCGTCGGACGACCGGTCTGTGTCTTGTCCGGCAGCTTCATATAGTCCTGATAGGTGATCCGGTTCATCTCCAGATCATTGCTATTAACTTCAATAGTTGTCTGAAGACTGTCGATAATTGTGGTGTCGAGCGTATAGGATGTCTGGTCAGTAGAAAGAGTTACCGGCGTGTCAGCCAGTTTCCAGAGCAGAACGCCCCGGTTCTGCCACTCGGTCAGTAGCAGGTTCAACGCAATACGTGCCGACCGGGCCTCCTCACCACTAATCGGCTGACCACCGATCTGCTCGAAGGCCTGTTCGATTACGTCGTCAATAGCGAGATTAAATGTCGTCTGGCCTGAACTTGCCATGCTGAATCGCCTTCTCAGTTCGACGATGGACGAGATCGCGGTACGTCTTCCATGGGCACTCGTCGTAGTAGCCCTGCTTCTCCAAATTATAGGATGCAGCAGTCAACTTTGAAAGTTGTTGAACAAAGACCATTGCGTAGTCTTCTTCGACAATAGGCTCCCAGTCAGCGTCCAGATAGTCTAGTCCGTATTCGTTCGGATCGTCATCTGGATGGTACGCCATAAGCCACATATCTTCTGCCACCAGACCTTCGTTCTTGTCTTCCACATAACGGGCCAGTTCTTCAGAAGTAAGTCCTTCAACATCAGGAAGAACACAGATAAATACGTCACGACGACTAGCGGGATAAAAATCAAGAGCGTCAGTAACATCGTCCAGACCATCGCAAATACCGACAGCGACATGTCCAGCCTCCCAAGCGTCCGCCGCGAACGGGCACGGAGGCATTCCTCTAAGTTCTTCAGATGGCCGCGACAGAACTTCAGTAGTCCATCGACGAAGGTCGTTAATGTAATCACTTACGGGTCTTTTTCTTTGCACCGGGTCTGCCTCCACGCATCATTTTCTTAGGAGGTTTTACCTTACCGCCGCCACGCATCATAGTCTTCTTTTTCATCCGGGGTTTCATAGCCATTGTCATGCTCCTTTATCTATAAGGTGACAGTCGGCTTCAAGAATTTTATGACCGACTGAGTTAAACGCGGTTAATGCTCCTGCCGCGTATTCGTAACAAGTTTTTTCACTAGGAAATCCAGTGGTTGTAATTTCGTGAATTAAACCTGCATACATAGTTACAATAACAAAAATATAGGTCATTTTCTATGTCGCTTTGTTTTCTTTGCAATCTTTTTGGGCTGTGGGACATGCTGCTTTCCGCGCTTTGTCCCTTTCCGTTTGGCTTTGGAGGTTGCGGCGTACTCTTTTGAACTTAGGGCTTTGATAGCCTTCTCCGGAAGATAACGCTCCCCGGTCGCCTTCGGACCCTGCGTGGACGGTTTGCCCGACTTTGTCCGCCACTTCTGCTTGGTCCACTTTTTTAGCGACTTCTGTGGTTTCTTCAGGGCCATTAGCCGCGATAGCCTCCGCCTTTGGCTTTGTATTCTCGCGCCAACATCTGCGCTTTCCGTGCCGACCACTGGCCCGGTTTGCCTCCCTTACCCCCGGCTTTGATTTTCTTGAAGAGACGCTCACGCATCGCGGGTTTAGTATAGTTCCCAGCTTCATTCACCCGTGACTTGGGTTTGCCACCAGCTTTCATACGTACCGGTTTCTTTTTGGCAGGGCCGCGAGTTACCTGCTTGGAAATGTTTGACCTGCGGACCGCCATTACGATACCAGTGTATCATTCTTGATGTAGATCATCGAAAAGTTTGCAGAAATAAGGTTGTTTGATCCAGAAGATACTGCTCGTACTTCTAGGTCAGTTTTTTCTGGTACTGAGATTGGATAGCGTATAAGAAAATCTGCAACGCCGCCGGAGCCAAGAGTTTGTTTCATCATAACTCGAAACACACCACCCTGTGTACGCTGGACAATTTGAGCAGTGATGTATTGGTTAGCGTTAGTCGTGCCAGTAGCAATGTTGACATGATCTAAAAATCCTGTGTATCCGGCAGGAACAGTCCACATAGCCATCAGCGTCTGGTTCTCACCGAGGGTAATACGGGCATATGTTGTCCCACCATTGGTGATATTCAAGTTGCCAGTCGGTGCCTGTGATCCGCTGACATAGGCACGAAAGACACGAATAAATGTCTGTGTGGTTGTGGCTGTACCAGCACCAGCAAGAGTTACTTCCTGACTAACCTCGTTATAATCTTCGTCTAGACCAAAGACTATTACCTTTACACCGTTATCATTTGCTGGTGTACCTGCATCTGTAGTTACAGTCATGGCAACCGCAGAGCCGGGGTAAGCATAGATACCACCTACATCCCAGACAGTTTCTTCTGTACCGTTTATGTCTGGATTAAAGCCAAACTTAAAAACTGTCTTATGAAACGCAATCTGATTCCGAACAACCTGCAACTCCCACGGCTCGTACGTACCAACGCGGGTGATGGATGATGGCGACAATCCGCCGTTCAATTTGATTTGAGATGTCATCGTTTCGTTTCCATTAGAATTTCCAGCTTAGTCTCAATCCGAGCGAGTCGGTCAGACATCTCTGAAATTTTAATTGCTGATCCGGGAGGCAGGATTTCTGCGGATTCAAGTCGATCTTCAACTGCGGCCACGCGACCGGCAATGTTGGCCCCGAACCATACTCCTCCGGCAAGTTGGACGAGGATAATAACAACGGTGGCAATAGGAAGATTGATGCTATCCATGATGTTACCATTTCACCTTATCGGCCCAGTAGGCTGCGGACATCTTACCCTTCTTGATATTCTTGGCATGACGCGCCTTGAAGGATTCACGTCGCTTACGGTACGAGGCAGACTCACCAGATTTTTTTGGTGAGCCGCTGACGCCTTTCTGTCCAAACCGGATTAGCTTTACTTTGCTACCTTCCTTGGCAAGGACAGCATGAGACTTCTTGGCATGACCGGGGGTACGTTTTGGCTTATTGTACCCGGAGAACTTTTCGCCTCGGTAGTCAATAGCCATTAGCCGTACTGAACTGCAACCGTGGAGGCTGTCGTCGGGACGGAGACATTGACGACACCGTCAAAACGGACGCCAAAGTCTTCGATATAAATCTGGGCGGCGTCATTAGCAGTGGTGTTGACAAACTTGATCTTGGTTGTAGACGTGCCATCAACAATATCATTGATGGTGAACGTGCCGACGCCAGTTGCGTGGACGCCGTGAATACGGGTGTCGGTCAGGGTAGCGTCGTTCTCCACCTTGAGGAGAGGACCGCCTACGGTCGAGACAAACGACACAAAAGCATAGTTGATGTTAGTAGCCATTACAAGTCCTTCAATAAAAAGGGGAGGCCAGTCTCCCAGCCTCCCCGATTATCACACACGGAAATCCGCTTAACAAGCAGCGATTAGCTACCTGCCGAGCCGAAGTAACCGCGCCAGTCAGAGACACCGAAGCTGTAACGCTCCCGAGCCTTGAACCGGAGATTACCCGTGTCGAAGTCTTCTTCCATCTTCGTCTGAAGCGGCGTACGGTTGAACATTTTCGCACCGTTCGGCACATCAGTCTTGACGAAATAGCCGTTCGTGTCGGTGAAACGACGGTTGACGAAGTAACCGCCCGGAACAGCACCCATCGCACGAATGGCGTTGATGTCGTTCTTGGCAAAGTTATTCGTGCCGTTCGTTGAACCCGGAGACATGAGAATCTTCTCAGCGGTGAACTGGAGGGCCGGGGGGATGTGCAGAGACACAGCACCCGCGCCGATCAGAATACCACGATCATCCTTGATAAGCTGAATGTTCGTAAGAATGGTCTCCATAGCAGCCTCGGACAGGTCCGAAGCAGCGGCAAGGTTAGACTGGGTACCGTCACCGATGGTCGGATGATCGGCACTGAAGAATGCCTGACCGTCACCGATGGCGTAGTCACCAGCCGCGAAGCCGTTGTTGAAGATGTCGGCAGCTTTCACCTGCTTGGTGTTCGCCATCGCACGGGCCAGACCACGGGCACGAACCTTCGAGAAGGTGTCATACAGATTGTCTTCCATTGCTTCCTCAGTGACTGAGAAGGCGAGAGCGACAGTCTCGTGGTTGTAACGTGCGGTGTACGATTCCTGTGCAGTGTCAAACTGAACAGCCGAACCTTCGGTCTTGGTCGGAGCCGAGCCGAAGCCGGTGAAGAGAACTTCCTCTTCAAAGCTGCGGTCCGAGTTCTCGACGTCGAACAGAGGAACATGCTCGTCGTTTACATCACCATACTCAACACCGAAGACAGCGTTGAGGCCGGGGAGCAGTTCCTTTGCAATATTACTGCGGTTAATAGCCATTGTTAATTACTCCCCTTAGTTTTCATCATGCGATGATACATCGGCATCTACATGCTGAACGATACGGACTTCAACCTTCGGATTCGCATCCGAGAAGGCGTTACCCGGCTCGTCGTAGATGTCGAGGACACGCACCATGCCAGTGGTTTGCTGACGGCTGGTTGCGATAATACCGAAGCCGGAAATACCGGTCACGGCAGAACCCGCACCAAGCGTCACGTCAAAGTTCAGGTTGATGTCGCCAACGGACACGGAGGCGTCGGCCTGAACAATGTAGGTAGCTGCCGGATCGTCAACGACAAACGCCGTCACGTTGCCAACAGCCGAAGAGACACCACTCGGATAGTAGTTCGAGAAAGTGGGCTGCTTCGTTACAGGGTCAATGTACTCACAACCCTGAAAGGCACCCGTGCTGTAGCTTCCAGCAGAGGTGATCGGTTCAATAAAGCCACCGTCCAACTTAACGAGGTCACCGTAGAAAATGTTGCTGCCAAAGGCGTTGGCAACACGATAACGGCTGGAACCGGTGCTGTTCGCACCAGACCCACGACGACGCGAGGGGACGAAGCCATTAAGTGCTTTCGACAAAGCCATAATGTTACTCCTTAATCATTAAAGGAAGGCGTCCTTCCCTTAGTTACAGATGATTTGGAGGTGTTATGGATCGGCATGGCTGAGTTTGACTGACGCATCAACTGAGCATTTACGTTATCCATCATCGTCCGGGATCGGTTCTCGTAGAACTCCTGTCTGCTTTGCATACGCTTGGCAGAAGCTTTTGCGAGAGCAACGTCACCACGGACAATGCAACCTTCAAATCGGCCCTCGTCCACGACACGAGAATTAGCCATCATTTCTGGTACATCGTTCGGTTCGACAAAGGACCACCCATCGTTCTGTCGGTCGCCTACGTTCTTATAGTCGTCCTGTCCGTTGATCATAATACGGACCCAGCGAAGTACTAGGCCTTGATCTTTGAACCGGTCAATTACAGAATCGGGAATTGACAACCAATTAGGTTCGGTGAACTCATCATCAAATCGTTCTTCGGTCTTGCGACCACCATCAACTCGACTCGTACGTGTTTTACTTTCACTCATGTTTTCGTCCTCCGCGTTAACCGACATTGATGGACGTATAGTCGCCCATCGCCGTCGCTTTTTCGGCCTTCGCCTTTTCTTTGGCGTACCGCTCAAGTGGGATGTTCCACTTCTTGGCAAGTTCGATATCGTCACGGGTCAGCTTGACCTTACGATTACCTTTCTTGCCGCCGGTAGAATCGGGAGACTTACGCGACTGTCCCCCTACCACTTGCTCCTTGGGTGACGAGGCAGGAGCAGCCCCGAACTTGTTAGGAAGTTCAGCACGTAGTCGCTTATCAACTTCCTGATAGAAATCGTTCGATGTCGGATCGTAGCCCTCGTTCTTGAGGTTGGCGTCAATGGCAAGTGCCGCTGCCGTTGCTACCTGATCCTGACCGAACCACGTATTCTTTTCAGCCCACTCAACAGCTTTCGGATCGTATGCCGGTTGCTGCTGCTGTGCCGCTACTTGATTATTATAGGCCTCGGCCTGTTTTACAAGGTCGGTAGAATACTTCTCAACGTCTTGACGACCCTGCCGGACCAAACTGATATTCTGCTTGGCATCGAACATAGCTTCTTGAGCGGCCAACATAGCTTCTTTGTCGCCGTCATCGTAAGCCCGGAGATATGCCTGACGAGCCATCTCAGACTTTTCCCGAAGCTGTCGTTCAGTAACGTCATAGTTTTTCTTAAAGACTTCGGCATTCTTCTGCTCCGTATCTTGCAGTCGGGCCTGTAGTGCGGCCAGTTCCTGCTGTTGGGCAATGATCTGCTCTTCACGTTCCTTACGCTGCCGGACTAGCTGTCGGATTCGTTTCTGTGCCCCGTCGGTGTCAACACCTTCAAGTTCCGGAGCAGCTTCGACAGGATCAGGATCGGGGGCGGACTCGTCCACCTCGACGACAGCCTCATCTGTATCTTCAGACTCATCGACAGCCTGTACAGGTTCAGCTTTCTCTTCTGTAGCTGTTGCTTCCTCCTCAACTTCGTACTCTACTTTGTCGTCGCTGTCTCGTGCAGCTTCGACATCAACTTCATTCCAATCATCATCGGCCATGACCGATTCCTCCATAGTTTACGCCTATGAGGCGATGTTAAACATCGGATCAACATCCGAGGGGTCTTCAATCTTCATGATGATCTGGTCATCGTAAAGCATGATAAGGTTTACGCCCTTATATCGAAGTTTGTTCCCGTTCATCTTCCCGTAGCAGACAAGGTCTCCTACCTGACACCACGGGCCGAGCGGGAACTTCTCGTCGTCCCGATAGGCCAGATCACCGACGGCCAGTACACGGCCAACAGTGGTCAGGTAGTTGATGTCATCTTGGAATGAATCTGGGAGTAGGATAGAACCCTTCGTCTTGCCCTGAACTTTCAGAGGCCTGATGAGGAGTCGGTATCCGGGGATTGTGGGGAGCGGGGACGGGTCCGCAATGTCTTCGTCCTGTGCCCAGTCGGCATTACTGATGGCACCTGCCATCTTTGGTTCCATGACCATTAGTCGTCTTCTCCTTCCGCTGTACGTTTCTGGATTTGTGCGACCAAATCCCGACACCACTTCAGTCCTGAGATGGTGCCTACGTATTGACGATAGGCAGAATAGTCCTCTGCGCCATTGGACCCAAGGAGTTTTTCGTACTCCACAATCTGGGCTTCTATTTGTTTCTTGATGTCTTCAAAGTACATAGGTTCTCCGTTACGTGGGGAAGACGAGGGGGTGGCTACTTACCTTTCTTGATCTGGTAAGTAGACTTGTCGGAGTTCCGAAGAACTTCACGTTCCGCACGGACACTGAAGTCGTTCTGCGGAATCTTGGCGGTGTCGCCGTAAGATTTACCTTTTGCCATGATGGCCTCCTATTTGGGTTGACGGGCTGCTCGGTAGCCGAGGCGACCACCCGCTGCTTTCTGTACCGGCTGTTTGCCGCTGGTGAAGTTGTCCATTCCTGATGGGCCGCGAGTTGCCCCTGTCTCTAGATCAATAGACTGAATGGTGATAGGTTCATATCCTTTAGTGGCCCCAGTCATAGGATCAACAGAAGGACGTTTAGGTTTGGGCTTCGGCATTGCGTTCTTGGTCATGACATAATTCCTTTTCGGGGACGGGCAGAGCGATAACCCTGACCGGTTGGACGACCACAGACGCTGCCGCCGGAAGCCATTTTGCGGGTGCTGTTGTCTTTTGCCAAGGCGATTGCAAGTGCCTGTCCACGGTCTGTAACTGTCCGACCAGAGCCTGACTTCAGCTTACCCGCCTTGAACTCACCCATCGTTTTTTCTACACCGGGCATTATTTATTTTTCTTTTGCATATAGTTTCGGAGAAGTTCGAGCGGGGCGTTTTCGCCCATCAGCATGTCATCACGGCTCCCACTCATAGTATCTCTTGGCGGTATTACCAGACCAGAATTACTGAATTGATAATCTGGATGTAACTCTCGCATTATACGAATAGCTTTATCTGTTCCAACATCAG